CAGCCACAAGTAAAAACATATACCGTAAAATCGGGTGACTGCCTGTGGAACATTGCAAAGAAGCAGCTGGGGGATGGAAACCGGTGGAAGGAGATTCATAATTTAAACCTGGATAAGATTAGCAACCCCAACTTAATTCACGCTGGCCTGGTGCTGGTGATGCCATAAGGAGTTGAGACAATGAATGTGCATGTATATATACAAAACGGACAGACCATCTATGAGCCGGCAGTGGAAGGGAGCATAACCTGGGAGACCCAACGCAAGGGACAGCCGGGGAAATGCTCCTTCACGGTTATATCAGACGGGAAACTGAAGATTGAGGAAGGGAACGCCGTCCGGTTGGATGTGAACGGGAAACCGGTATTCTTCGGATTCATCTTTGAGCGGAGCTGGAGCAGAGATGGAGAAGTCAAGGTAACGGCCTATGACCAGCTCCGGTACCTTAAAAACAAGGACAGCTACAACTATGAAAACAAGACAGTAGGTGAGGTCATCCAGATGATTGCAGGGGATTTTAATCTACAGACAGGCGTGCTGGAGGATACCGGGCACCGGAT